TCTTGGTTTGTCGTGTCGGCCATGACCTCAAGCACAAGCGAGCCTTGCCATTTAATTTGATTCCATGTCAGGGTGCCGGATACAAGCTTGCCGTTAACGTAGGAGTAGTCCCAGTATTCAGCGGTGACGGTTATACGGATTTCGTCGCCTAAATCTGTCGCCGTGCCGGGTATGGGTATATCCACATCCACAGGTACCCGCCCGTCTGCGCCTGTCAGGAAGTTGGCCGGAATGTCGTAACCGAATGCGTAAGCGCTGATGCCGCTTGCCGGGGTGATTGACTGCCATGTCAGCGCACCGGGCGTATCGAATGCGCCGTTCGTTGCCTTCGCCGGATCAAAAACTACAACGTGCGTAAATAGACTGGTGGCTGTGTTGTAACGGCCCCATGTAATTTTAAGACGGGAAACCGCTTTGGTGCTTTCGATATGAACGCGGCCTGTTATGCGTGCCGGGCGGGTGGTGCCTACGCCTGTCAGGTTGGCGGATTTGATGCCGGTCTGAAACGTGGCTTGACTCAGGTCGTAAGCCCTGCGGCGTTCGGCCGATACAACCGCACGGCGCAATGCGGGGAAATATGTGTATTGCGCCCCGGTGGTAAGGGCAAGGTCTGAGCTTTGCCACGTTGCGCCGCTGCGCGGGCTGATACTTTGGCTTGACAGATAGCCGGCGGATGTTATGCCGGTCTTGCTGTAGTGGAATTCGGTGTAAGATGTGCTGCGGTAGTTCTGATGCTGGTAAATGCGGTAACTGCCACGGCTGAATTCAATCCTACAACCCATTGAGCGCAGTACTTTCTCCAGAGCGTCTTTGCAGCTTATCGGTTCCCACAAGCCGGAATGGTCGGCCTTGTCTGAGTTCTTCAGAAAGGCAACACGCCGGGCGCGGGTGAACTCTAAGGCGTCGCGGGTTGTGGTCTGGTTGCTGTCCACCCATTCGCAGCTGGCGCGAAGGTACACGTCTGAGCCGGTGTAAAAGCCGTCAAGCTTTGTCGGCTTCAGCGCCTCGGTTATGATTGTGCCGAGGGTTATATTGTCCGGGTTGCCGGTGTTCGTCGCGTAATCGAAATCAAAGTCAGCAAGCCGCCCCAAGCCATCTACCGCCGTAAGGTCGAAGGCGAAAGGATAATAGCGGTTCTCGAATACGCACAGGTCGGGCAGCACGGTACCGACCCACCACAGCGAACCGGCCCGGTAGATTAGGACGTTGTATTTTAGCTCCGAGGATTGTGCGAGGCTGTCGAGAAACGTTTCCTCGGTGCTGTTGGAAACAAGCCAATGGATGACGGCTTTGCTTGAGCGGATGGGGTTTTCACCAACCCGCGAGCCGTCGCCCTCCCATGTAGCGGTAAAGCCGGGGGTGGCTACGGTGAACGTGTTTACGCTGCCTGAATAGCTGGCTTCGTCGATGTCCACCTTCCAGCGGACTGCGTTTATATCATCAAATTCGGCGCGGTACTTGATACCCATCAGCGAACCCTCCCTCTGTTTGTTTCGGCCCTGTCAAGCATGATAAGCAGGTCCTGACCGCTTACCCGCGTCGTTAAATTGCCGCCGCCGCCTATCATATCTTTCAATTTGTTCAGCGGTGCCACTACCTCAGGATTGGAGCGGGCGCCGGGATACTCACCCATGAGGCCCAATGTCGGGCCGGATATGATGCCGCCGTCGGCGAACGGGCGGATGCCTTGCGGCGTTTCGCCATTGCCGCCGCCGGACGGAGACTTGCGGCCTTCGATGCCTTTTTGCATGATGCCCTTCACAACACCCGCTGCAACCATAAGGCCCGCGCCTGCTGCGATAGCAAGGGCCGGCTGTGTGAACAATACCTTTTGGAACGTCTGTGATGCAAGGCCCGCGCTGATCATAGCCTGTCCCAGCGTCTGCATGAATCCGGCAAGGGTAGATAAAAGCGCGTCGCCAAATTTTGCCAGCGGGTCTTCAGCGCCTGCAACTATGTTCATCGCAAGGTCGCCAAGCGCCCCGGCCATGTTGACGGCCATTTGTTTTATGCCGCTGTCGAGGGCATTGCCGATATCGCTTGCGATTTGGAAGGCTCGCTCAGATACGCCTACGCGTGCGTAGTCGAATGCTTCGTGAATTTTGGCGCGAAGGTTTTCTTTGAAGTTAACCGTTCCCAGTCCCATAATAGCGAGCGGGTCGGCGGCTGTAGGTGGTGGCGCGGCCTGTACCTCAAGCATCGCTTTCGCGATATTTTGCCGCGTCATTTCGGCAATCTCTTGCGGCTTTGGTATCGGTACTATTCCGGCGTTTGATTTGCCAGCGGCGGGCTTCGCGGCCGGCGTCTGCTTTTTGTTTAATTCTTCAACGGCTATGCCGGTCTCTTTAATAACCTTTAAAACCTCTTCGCGCTGTTGTGCGGTTCGTGCAAGCTCGTCCGTGGTCAGCTTCAGCGCGTCGCGTTCGCGTTGGCTTGCGCCCTCTACTACGCTTGCGCTTTCGCCGGCAAAACGCATGGATGCGGTCTTAACCTCAGCCATTTGTTTTTCGCGCTTGATTTCAAGGTCGATTTCTTTTGCCGCAATTTCAGAAAGCTTTGCGAGCGCGGCCTGTGCTTTTGCGCGTTGGTAGATTGACGTATTGAGCTTGTCAATCTCTTTCTTTAATTCCGCGCTTTTAGTCTTGTCTAAATCTACGTTGGTAAGGTAGCCGGGGTACTCCTGCTGCAACTGCTTGAGCGCCGCGTTGCGATTCTCGCGGGTCTGCGTTTCGTCTTTCAATACGGCAATGAGCGCAAGACTGCCGCCGTATTCGCTTTTAAGCTTTTCGCTTGTGGCTTCAGCTATCTCATTACGCACCTTCATAGCCTGCGAAGCCTCATAGGTTCGCTTTGCCATGAGTGCGTAGGCGGTTGCGGCAAGGGTAATCGCGGTAATTACCACGCCTATACCGGTTGCGCTTTGCAAGAAGTTCAGCGCCTTTTGTGCAGCCGCCGCGCCATTGATGCTTTTGGTGAGCGCGGTAACGGTTCCCTCAAGTGCGACTATTCCCTCTATGCCTGCGCTCATGGCCATCAGGCTCTGTAAGGTGGCCGTAACTTCAGCCGCGCTCTTTGTGTCCATGCCAAGCAGGTGCATTGCGCCTTGCATACCGGCTATGGCTTGCGTTGCTTGACCGAATCCGATTGCTGCCAGCTTCGCCTTACCCTCCATGTCCGCCGCCATGATAGCGTCCTGAACGTCTTCCATCTTACGGCGGGCATTAATAGCCTGCTGGGTGACATCTCGGAAAGCCTGACTGCCTTGCTCGCCCATCTGCATATAAGCTCCGGCGAGGTTGGTAAGGTTGCGGTTCTGCTGTTTGAGATTTGCGCCGGGGTCGGATGCGCCTTTAAGCAGGCGCTCCATAGATTTCTGCGCCTTCGCGGCTTGCTTTTCTAAGCTTTGGGACGTGCCCTGAAACGCCTTAACGGCATCGTCAAGACCTTTTTTCAGCGCGTCGGTATTCGCGCCGATTACAATGTTTAAGCTATCTACTCCGCCGCGTTCTGCCATCGTCTATTAGCGGTGGTAATTCACCTCAAATTCAGTCTGTATAAGGTAGATTTGGTCGTTGCCGGCGCCGTCTTCAGGCAGGTGTGTTTCACCCAAATATTCGATGTTGGCAACTGCCACGCCGTCGAATGTGCCTTGCCGCTTGTCAAGCCCGGTGCGGATAGCCTCTGCGATCTCCTGCGCCTCGGTCATAGTTTCCGCGTATATCGATAGCTGAATCTGCGCAAAATCGAAATTGCTTGCAGTGTCTTTTTGCGGCTCCGGCCGATTGCTCAAGAGCTGGTGGGCAACATAGGGGTATTGCGTAGACTGCGGGGCGCGGACTGGGAATACCTTATTCGCGGGTATCTCAGCCGTGATTCCGGCCGTGTTCGCCATTAGGTAGTGAATCGCTTTAACTGCTTTGTTCATCGGTTTTCGGTTTTATCTCTTTCGGGAATCGCTTGTCTGAGTTCAGCTTTTCCTGTATTCGTTTCAATTCGTTCATTCGTTGCCGCCTTTCCTCTGGCCATTCCAACAGGTCGGTAGGCTTGACCGGGTTTTTTGCGTGGATGTTCCACAGGGCTGCTGCCAGCCACCGTGTTCTATTCCATGCATCGCGCTGCTCCCTCTCGGTTGCTTTGCGTTTCCCATCCCACGCCAGCCTGAACCATTGCGGGCAGGCTGTCTCCATGTCGGCCGGTCGCAGGTTTAATTCACCGAACGCAATCCGCTCGATGTCCCACGCGGTCAGACCGCCGGCGGCAACAGCTCCCCCGGTGAGGTGGCCTCGCTTTCCGCCGTGTCGGCTGGCTGCTCTTTGGCTTCGTCGGCTCCGGTGAACTTAGCCCAGGCCGTTTGCCACATATCGAAAGCAGGCAAAAGGTCGTCCAGCGTTTCGATGTTTTCAAGCAACTCCTCAGGGTCGGCAAACGGTTTAGGTTTACCCTCCCTTACGGCGCCGGACACAAGCCCAGACCATGCCACCGTGGCTGAAAACATTGCAAGGGTTTCCGGGTCTCGCTTTACAGCGAGTTCCGAAAATTCCTGAGTGTTAATTTTCAGGCTGCGCAGGATGCGCGTTAAGGCCGCCACCGGGTAGGCGATAGGATAAGATTTGGATGCGATAGTCAGCTGCGCCATGGGTTCGGATTAAGCTACGTTTCCGAGAGTGATTGTGCCGGTCATCTGCATAGTGCAGCTGAAAGTTGCGCTTTCGTTCTGCGGGGCGGATGCAGATACGCTGCTGATAAGGACGGAGCTTTCCAGGTAATCGTCGCCGGTTGACTGCGAAGACCAGCGAATGGTAAATGCCGTACCTGCGAGCGCATCGGTTACGAGGTCGTCAAAGCTGAGGCCCTGAGTCGATACCGAGGCTTCGTATTCGAACAATCCTTCAAATTGAAATGTGCCGCCCTTCTCGCCGGCGACGTATTCTTTGAAGCCGCTGCTGTCCTTGGTGGTGATTTCAATCATGTCGATGCTCAGGTCGGCGCCAGCGGCGCGGCCGTTTGCAATCTTGGTGAAAGTGGAAGGGCTGCCTGCCACCTTGTACAACCCAATGAGGGTGCCGTTAACTATTCCGGTCGTTGCCATAATGTTTTATTTTTTGTCGTTAATGTTTAACTTTTCGCGCACCCTCTTTATGATGTTTTGAGACACGCGGGCGCGGTGCATCTCGAATGCCGGCCCCATAAACGGCCGGGCAGCGCGGCGGATGGTCAAACCGCCGTATTCAACAATATGTCCGTAATACGCAGAGTTACCGCGCTTCGCTCCGTGGAACTGATAATTTACGCCAATCAGTGCCTTGTTAGGATATCTTGCGTCGTTCTTTTTGATGAAGCCGACCTGACTGCGAAGCAAGCCCGATGCAACTGGCACACGGGCGCGGGCGCTGGCTACAATAACCTTAGATTCTTGTCGCACAATTCGCCCCACAACCTTATCGG